CTGGACGTCGAGGGCTTCCGCTACGCGGGCGACTCGTCGGGCGACGACGACCTGTGGGAGACGTGGCAGGCCAACGACCTCGACGAGCAGTCACAGCAGGGGCACTTCGAGTCGATCGGCCTGTCTCGGGCGTATGTGCTCGTCGGCGCCGCTGAGTCGAAGGACGACGCCCCCGTGGTGACGATCGAGTCGCCCATGCAGGTGTTCGCCCGCCGCGACCCCAAGACGCGCAGGGTGACCGAAGCCGTGAAGCGGTGGGACGTCGGCGACATCGGTGCCAACGGCCCGCTCGAGCAGCACGCGATGCTGTACACGCAGGGTCGCCGCTGCGAGTACATCAACAAGGGCAGCGAGGGCTGGACTGAGCTCGGCAAGCCCGACGAGTACGACAAGACGATCATGCCGGTCGTGCCGCTGGTGAACCAGCCGCGGATCCTGCGCCCGGACGGCCGCTCGGAGTTCACCGACATCATCCCGTTGGCCGACGCGGCGAACAAGATGGGCACCGACATGATGGTGTCCGGCGAGTACCACGCGATGCCGCGCCGCTGGGCGGCCGGCATGAAGGATTCGGACTTCGTCGACGAGAACAACAAGCCGCTCAACGCCTGGTCGCGTGACGCCGGCACGCTGTGGTCGACGCAGAACGCCGACGCGAAGTTCGGGCAGTTCAACGAGACCGACCTGGCCGTGTTCCACAACACGATCAAGTTGCTCGGCCAGCTCACTGCCCAGCTCGCTGGCCTCCCGCCGCACTACACGGCGTTCTCTGGCGGCGACGCGAACCCGACGTCGGCGGATGCGATCCGGTCGTCTGAGTCCCAACTGGTCAAGCGGGCCGAGCGCAAGCAGACCTACCTCGGCGGCTCGTGGGAGCAGGTCATGCGCCTGGTGCTGCGGTTCCAGACCGGCGAGTGGGACCCCCGCGCCCGGTCGCTGGAGACCATCTGGCGCGACCCGTCCACGCCGACCGTGGCGCAGAAGGCCGACGCCATCATGAAGCTCGCTACCCCGGTTCAGAACGGTCTCGCGATCCTCCCGATCGAGCAGGCGCGCATCGACCTGGGCTACACCCCGGAGCAGCGCAAGCGCATGACTGACATGGACCGCGAAGCGGCTCAGGACCCGTACCTCGCGGGGCAGAACCAGAAGGATGCCCCGCCTGCGGCTGGAGTGACCGGTGGCACTGCAGAGCCTGCCGCCGTCGGCGACTGAGTACGCCACGGCCCAGCGGTTGGAGGCAGGCGCGGCGATCTCGTCGGTGCTGAGGTCGTGGCGCCGCATGACAGGCGACTTCGACGCCTCCTGGGCCACCGTCGGTCCCCGCATCCTGGCGGCGATGGACCTGGCCCAGGAGCGCATTACGACCGGCGCCCTGGCGTACGTGCCGACGGTCATCGAGGACACGGGACAGCGGCTATACGCGCCGGCCTACGACGTCGAACCGACGGCGCTGGTCGGGACGGCCGGTAGCGGCGTCCCGACAGAGGTGCTGGCGTACTCGGCCGTGGTGCAGGCTAAGACCGCGGTCGGGACGGGAGCCACAGAGGCGCAGGCCCTCGCAACGGCCGCCACCTACCTGTCCACGGCGACGGGGACCCTGCTCAGCGACACGGGCCGCGCGGCCGAGAAGATGGCCGGGAACGCCCGGCGGGTCACCTGGTACGTGCGCATGCTCACGCCGCCGTCCTGCGGCCGTTGCGTGATCCTCGCGGGCAAGGAGACCACAGCCAGCAGGGCGTTCCTCCGCCACCCGGGCTGCGACTGCCGGAACATCCCGCAGGTCGAGTCGGTGGACACGGATCTCGCGGTGAACGCGGCCGAGTACCTCGAGTCGCTGGACGACGCCGGACTCGCCAAAGCGCTCGGCTCTAAGGCGAACGCGCAGGCCTACAAGGACGGCGCCGACCTGAACCAGCTAATCAACGCCTATCGGCGCAAGGGTGCGGTGTCCACGGCTCAGCAGTACGGCCACACCGTGAAGTACACGACCGAGGGCACCACGCGCCGTGGACTGGCCTACCGGGCGATGTCCCAGATGCGCGCCAACCGCGACACGGACCGCCGCGAGGCCGGCACGCGGTACTTCCGCACCCGGACCCGCCGGCTGATGCCTGAGTCAATTTTCGCCCTGGCGAAAGACCGGCAGGACGCGATCCGCCTGCTGAAGCTCTACGGCTGGATTCTCTGAGCACTAGATGACCCCGCAGCGGTGCCAGCCGCCCGGGGTCTTGGCCGACTGTTGAGGAGTCGACATGGACCACTTTACGTGCCTTCGCTGCGAGGGCGACTTCGAGCGTCCGAACAAGAACGGCCGACGCCCCAAGCGGTGCAAGCCGTGCCGAGTGCTGGATGCCCGCGAACGAGCGCGGCGCCAGTACGAGGAGTGCAGAGGTGAGCCGGAGTTCGATGCGATCCGCAAGGCCGCATCCAGGCGGTATCTGGCGCGGCTGAGGGATAACCCCGAGGCTCACGCAAAGCGGCTCGCACTACTTGCTACATGGCGCATGCGGAATACCGAGCGCACCGTCGAGTACGACCGCCAGTACCGAAAGGCGAACGCGGCACAGGTCGCAGAGAAGAATCGCCGCCGCCGTGCCCGCCTGCTCGACGCCTGGGTCGAAGACGTGGACATCGCCATCGTGTTCGAGCGCGACGAGGGCCTCTGCGGGATCTGTGCCGAGGCGATCGACCTGGCGCTCGACTGGCCGCACCGGATGAGCCTCACCCTCGACCACATCGTGCCTCTGGCGCGCGGCGGCGAGCACTCGTACCAAAACTCGCAGGTCGCCCACGCGGTTTGTAACTCGCGGAAGAACGACCGCATAGCGGCATAGCCGCCCACATACTCCCGACCGCGCGACGCGGATCGGGTCACCTACCCGCGATGGGGAGAACAGCAATGACGGAGCCCACCCAGGCGGCCGACCCGGCCGCCGCCGCAACGCCCCCGACCCCCGAGGCACCCGCACCGCAGGGCGACCCTGCGCCGCAGGACAAGCCTCTGGGCCCGAACGGCGAGAAGGCCCTCAACGCGGAGCGCGCACTGCGTGCCGCTGCCGACAGGAAGGCCGCAGAGCTCCAGGCTGAGCTGGACAAGATCGCCGAGGCGAACCTGTCCGAACTGGAGAAGGCGCAGAAGGCCGCGCAGCAGGCAGCGAGCGACGCCGCGACGGCGCGCACCGAGGCCCTGCGCTACCGCCTGGCAGCTGCTCACGGCATCGACACCAAGCCTGGACCGGAGGGGGAGCCGTCGGACGCCGACACGTTCCTCACCGGCGCCGACGAGGCGTCGATGACCATCCAGGCGCAGCGCTATGCCGCCCGCCTCGCCGGGGTGACCCCTCCGCCCCCACGCACGCCGGCGCCGGACCCGTCCCAGGGCCCGCGCCCCACGAGTCCTCCCACCGAGGACGACCAGACCTACGAGGCCCTCTACGGGTCTCAGACCAGGAAGTGAGGATCGGCCATGGCCGAATACCTGCCCCTTTTCAAGCCGGGACAGGCGATCACTCGCCCCACCTCGGCGGCCGTCACCGGCGGCCAGCTCGTCATCGTCTCCGGCTCCGGCACGGTCGCCCCGTCGTCGGCCGCGACCCACCTGTGGCTCGGCGTCGCGGCGTTCGACGCGGCCAGCGGCACCAACGTGACCGTCTTCGCTGGTGGCACCCACCGCCTGACGGCCTCCGGCGGCATCACCGCCGGCCAGCTCGTCGAGGCGGCAGCCGCTGGCGCCGTCGCTGCGCACACCAACGGCACGAACGACTTCAACGTCGTCGGCCTCGCCCTGACCACCGCGACCAACGGCAACCCCGTCGAGGTCCAGATCCTGCGCTGAGCGTAGGCAAGAGAGGAGACGGTCATGCCGTACACCTACCCGCCCGCCGCCCCGACCCTGTCGGGCGACGTGCTGACCATCAGCCGATTCCTGAACAGCCCGACGCTCGTTTCGCGTCGGCTGCGGGACATCCTGTCCCAGCGGTACATCGCCGACGCGCTGCTCGTCGCACGGATCCCCGTCGTCGGTGGCGCCGTGCAGTACGAGACCGGCGAGTCCATCTTCACCTCGGACGACCCGAAGGCTGTGGCCCAGGGCGCCGAGTACCCGCTGACGCCGGTTCCGACCGGTGCCGCCTCGATCGCCAAGACGGTGAAGTGGGGCCAGGACACCGAGGTGACGGACGAGGCGATTGCCCGTCAGCTCATGCGTCCGGTGGAGCGCGCGCTGCAGAAGCTCGCGAACCAGAACGTCAAGTACGTGGACTCGGTGGCGCTGTCGGCCATCGCGTCGGCCGTGACGAACACCCAGGCCGCCGCGGCGAGCTGGTCGACCGCGACGGCGAAGCAGATGCTCACCGACGTCGCGACCGCGAAGGCGTCGATCCTGGCGCTGAACCAGGGCTACGAGCCCAACACGGTCGTGCTCGACGACCTGACGTGGGCCTACGCCTACGCCAACTTCGTGACCAGCGGCCTCATGGCCCGCGAGTCCGGCAACCCGCTCGAGACGGGCGAGTTCCCGATCATCGATGGCATGCGCTGGCTGCCGACGCCGAACCTGCCCACCGCGGGCAACGTTCTGGTGGTCGACTCCACGGTCCTGGGCGGCATGGCCGACGAAGACCTGGGTGGCGGCTACGAGTCGGCCGGCCCCGAGGGCGTGCAGGCCAAGTCGATCCGGGACGACGAGAACGACCAGTGGCGCCTGCGCTGCCGTCGCGTCACCGTCCCGATCGTCCAGGAGCCCGCCGCGGCTCGGAAGATCACGGGGGTGTGACCTATGAGTCACATCGTCAAGAGCGCCCTGGTGATCGCCAAGGCTGAGGACGGATCGGACGTGTACCTGTACCGGGGCGCGCCCGTCCCGTCGCACATCGACTCGAAGGAGATCGCCCGTCTGGTCGAGGGCGGATTCATCGAGGAGGTCACGGCGGAGAAGGCCGAGCCGGAGTTCCCCGAGGGCCCGCCTTCCGAGTCATGGAAGGGCGAGCAGCTCAAGGCGTACGCCAAGGCCAACGAGATCGACCTGGGCGGCGCTACGAACAAGGCCGACATGGTCGCGGCGATCGCCGCGTCGAAGGCCTGACCGGAAGGGATGGGGTGACCCATGACGTACGCGAACACCTCTGACGTGGCGGCCGAGCTGGGCCGCCCCATCCCGACCGACCCGAACGTGATCGCCCAGTGGAACCGCTGGCTGACCCGCATCGAGAACCAGATCCTCGCGCGCGTCCCGGACCTCGCGGACCGGGTCGCGGCGGGGACCCTCACCGCGGGCCTGATCGCGGACATCGAGGCGTCGGCTGTCGCACGCAAGGCCCTCAACCCAGAGGGCGTGCGCCAGATGACACGGGCCATCGACGACGGCTCGGTGACCAAGACCATCGACCAGACCCGGTCGGCGGGCGAGCTCGAGCTCACCGACGACGACTGGCTCCTGCTACTGCCCCGCCGCAGCCGTGGGGCGTTCACCATCCGGCCGGAGTTCGGCTGATGATCGACCTCGCCACCGAGCTCGCGGCCCAGCTCGCGGAGTCCCGCGCCGACGCCGAGTCCCTGATGCTCGACTCGTGCACGATCGGCGTCCTGGGCGCGACGGTCACCGACCCGAACACCGGCACGACCACCACGCCCGTCACGCCGCTGTACACGGGCCGCTGCAAGGTGCAGGGCCTCGATCCGCAGGAGTCCAACCCTGAGGCCGGCGGTGCCACGCTGACCGTCCAGCGCTACCGCGTCGACATCCCCGTCGGCTCGTACGCGCCCGAGGTCGGCCACGTCGTGGAGATCACGGCGGCCGCTCTGGACGCGAACCTGATGGGCCGCAAGTACCGCGTCGTCGCGTTGCTGCACAAGACGCTGGCGACGGCGTACCGGCTGGCAGTCGAGGAGCAGTGATGGCCGGCTTCGAGATCGACACGTCCGAGCTCCGCAAGCTCTCGACCGACCTGGGCCGCATCCCGGCGCGGGTCGTGCCTGAGGCGGAGGCCGTGCTCAAGAAGGGCGCCCAGAATCTCAAGGAGTCGATGGCTGCCGAGTTCGAGGGCTCGCCGCACTTCAAGCGGGTGGGCGCTGCGGTGTCGTACGAGCGCCGCGGGTTCGCCTCGGAGATCGCCTACGAGATCGGCCCGGAGATCGGCCGTGGTGCTGGCTCCCTGGGCGGTATCGCGGTCGAGGGTGGCGCGAACGGCGGCGGCGGGTCGGTGAAGGTCGACCACCTGCTGGAGCCGGAGGCCGTGTCCATCGAGAAGTACCTGGGCGACGCACTGGAGGGCCTGCTGTGAGCAACCCTCAGCACCTGCACCTTGCGCTCAAGGCGCTCGCCCCGGCGGGCCGGACGTTCTACGACGGCGAGGCCCCGTCGGATGCCGTGGCGCCGTGGCTGGTCGGGTCGCTGCAGATGCCGGAGTCGATCCTGCACTTCGCTGCCGGTTCCCATGGCGGTGTGGCGCGCTGGTGGGTGACGGTCGCTGCTGAGACGGCCGCTCAGGCCCGCGTGGTCGCACATGAGGCGGTCCTGGCGTGGTCCGGCTCCCGGGTCAGCGTGGCGGGCTACATGGCCTCGGCCGTGTCGCACCGGTACTCCAACGGCCCGTACGCGGCCGGGATGACCGCGACGGACACCAACCTGCGGTTTCAGGTGGTCCGCCTCGGCTTCGACCTCACGGTCTCCGCCACCCCCTGATAACCCCCGTTCCCGAGCCCGCACGCGCCGCGTGACGGGCTGTTCGTCATGCCTGGAGGCTCCCATGCCCGCGCTGTACGTCCGCGTCAAGGACACCGAGACCGGCCACGAGTTCGACCGCCGTGAGAACGACCCCGGCGTCATCTCCGGGCGGTTCGTGCCGGTGAAGTCGAAGCAGTACCCGCCGTCGCCGATCGCTCGGCGGCCGAAGCACTACATCAAGCTCGCGGGCCGGACGGCCTCGCGTGAGACGGCGCCGCAGGACGCGACGCCGGAGGCCCCCGAGAAGGAGAACTGAAATGGTCGACGTTCCTAGCACTCCGGCTGACGGCAACGTCGCCACCTGGCTCGTGCCCACGATCGCGAACCCCGGCGCACCGTCGCTCGCAACCGACCTCGCATCCAAGGTCGACGTGTCGTGCTACCTGACCCCGGACGGCTTCGCGCTGACCGTGGACCAGGCCACGATCTCCGACGAGCGCCTCTGCTCAACGGAGACGTTCGGTCAGCCGGGTCGCAAGACCTACTCGCTCGCCCTGACCGGCATCGACAACACCAACTCGGCGAACGAGACCACGGACAACGACCTGGTCGACGAGCTCGTCGAGGGCACGGAGATGTTCCTCGTGCGCCGGCGTGGCGTCCCGTTCGACCAGGCGCTGGCTGCGACCGACAAGGTGACGGTGATCCCGTTCAAGCCGGGCGTGAAGCAGGACGTCCCGATGGAGGCCAACTCGGTTCTCCGCTCGACGTGGACGTGCTTCGTGACGGGCACGGTCGAGGTCGAGGTCTCCGTCGTCGCCTGATCCCCAAGACCCCCGGCGGCGCGTGCTTTTCACGGGGTCGCGCGCCGTCGGGCACCCCCACCCCGTGATCACCCCGTGAACCAGAAGGAGAACCCCGTGGCCCTGAACATCAAGCGACCCCGCAAGACGATCCCGTTCTACGAGGACCGAGCCATCGGCGAGCAGGTGACGGCGGCGCAGAAGGCGCTCGACGACGCCAAGAGCGACGCCGACGTCAGGCTCGCGTCCAAGGCTGTGCGCGACGCGCAGAAGGCGCTCGACGAGGCCCGTGCTGCCGCTGAGGCGACGGTGCTGGACGTGACGCTGGAGGCTCTGCCGCGTAAGCGGTGGGCCGAGGCTGAGGAGTCACACCCGGCGCGCGACACCAAGGACTCGGACAAGGCGTTCAGCGTGAACGTGGACACGTTCTTCCACGAGGTGCTGCCGCTGTCCGTGGTCGAGGTCAAGCAGCGCGGCACTGGCGAGATTCGCACGGACATCGAGCCGAAGGACTGGGCTGCGGCACTGGATGAGATCGACGACGGGCAGTACTCGATGATTGTCTTTGCGATCCTCGGGCTGAACCGGCAGGCCGCCAACCCTTTCTGATCGGCCGCCTGCACGACCCGGTGATCCGCGCCGAGGTCGAGGCGGCCGAGCGGCTCGGCATCAGCTACAAGCGGTTCAAGGGCTGGGAGCCGGCCACGGTCTACGAGTACGACGACGCCGGACGCCTGGCCTCCTCCCGGCCTGATGTCGAGTGGGACGAGATCGAGCAGGCGTGGATGGTAGCGCTGGCCGCCTACCGACGCGAGGCGATCTGCCCGCTGTGCGGGTGGCCGCGCGAGGTGTGCCAGGCGGCAGAGACGGAGTGGGGCGTGACTGTCCCTGCCCCGACCCGCTGCCACATCACTACCGCGATCAGGCGCGCCCAGGAGGGCCGTGCTGGCAGCGGTACCGGCAAGCACGACGACGCCCTGTTGTGGGGCGCGCAGCTCAAGAACTAGGCGGGTGCTGCTCCTGCTCGCGGCGTGTCTCGCGGGACTGCCGGCGGACGACGCCAACGAGCGCGATGACGCCGAGCACGAGCCCGGCCAGCACGAGCAATGCCACGAGCAGCACCAAGAAGTGCGCAGGCTCAACGGTTCCCATTCCCCCATCGTCGCGCGGCACTCGTGTGCGCGCCAGAAATCTCGGAGGTGAACCGTGGCCGACCGCACCGTGATGCTCCGGATCGGGGCGAACATCTCCGGGCTGCAGTCGCAGATGCGCGCAGCTCAGGCGTCGGTTGCTGACTTCTCGAAGAAGTCCGTCTCCCACATCGAGAAGAACTCGGCGTCGATCGACACCCTGTCGAACTCGGTCGGTGTCGTCGGGGCTGGCCTGACCGCCCTCGCTGCTACGGCTGTGACGCGGTTCGCCCAGTTCGACAAGGCGATGTCGTCGGTCGCGGCCACGGGAGACGATGCGCGCGGAAGCCTGGATGCTCTGCGGCAGGCGGCCGTCACCGCGGGCGCCGACACGGCGTTCTCTGCCGCAGAGGCGGCCGGTGCGATCGAGCAGTTGGCGAAGGCGGGCGTGTCCTCGGCGGACATCCTCGGGGGTGGCCTCACGGGCGCCCTGTCGTTGGCGGCTGCTGGTGAGATCGAGGTTGGTCAGGCTGCTGAGATCGCCGCCTCTGCGCTGACTCAGTTCAGCCTCAAGGGAACAGACGTCGGCCATGTCGCCGACCTGCTCGCCGCTGGCGCCGGCAAGGCGCAGGGCGGCGTGGCCGACATGGGTGCGGCCCTGAACCAGTCGGGTCTGATCGCCGCGCAGGTGGGTCTGTCGATCGAGGAGACGACGGGCGCCCTGTCTGCGATGGCGTCGGCCGGCCTCACCGGGTCCGATGCTGGCACGTCGCTCAAGACGTCGCTCATCGCGCTGTCGTCGCCGTCGGCGGAGGCGGCGAAGGAGATGGAGCGCCTCGGGATCTCGGCGTATGACGCGAATGGCAACTTCGTCGGCATGGAGGCGCTGGCGGGGAACCTCCAGACCCAGCTCAGTGGCCTGTCGGACGAGCAGCGGAACGCCGCTCTCGCCACCATCTTCGGGTCGGACGCATTGCGTACGGCGAACGTCCTGTACAAGGAGGGTGCGTCCGGGATCGCGGAGTGGACGGCTGCCGTCGATGACCAGGGCTACGCGGCCGAGACGGCTGCGGCTCAGACGGACAACCTGATCGGTGACGTCGAGCGCCTTGGCGGGTCCCTGGACTCCGTCCTGATCCAGTCGGGGTCCGGCGCCAATGATGCCCTGCGCGGACTCGTGCAGGGCGCCGAGTCTGTAGTGGACGCGTTCGGGAAGATCCCCGCGCCGATCCTGTCCGCCGGCGCGCTCATCGCGGGTGGCGGCGGCCTTGTCGCGCTCGGCGTGGCGGGC